TTACAGAGAAGCACAAAAGAGAAATGCTTAATAATGGCATTTGGAAGCCTACGGGGACGCCATCACGACCAGATTGGAAAAGTTATCATATATCAGGTTTGTATTCTCCTCCCGGATTCTTTGACTGGACACACCACGCCAGACAATGGTTAAAGATATTTCCACAAGGTGGGCAGGTTAGAGAAAGGGAACTGCAAGTATTCAATAATCTTGTTCTCGGTTTAACTTACGAAGAACGAAAGAAAGAAATTAACTCATCTTTAATATCTCGAAATTTAAGAGATTATTCAGTTGGAACTATCCCGACAAATATTTCCGTAACCGATGGCAACGGTAAAATAATACTTCTTACTTGCGCATGTGACTTAAACGGTACAGAAGATGACGCCCGTATCGACTATGAAGTTTTGGCACACTCGATGAACGGAAGTACTTATTCAATCGATGCCGGAAGTATAGGTTCATTTCAACGTGGAATTTCCAAAGAACAAAGGGAAATTAAGAGTTATATTCATGGATCTGAAAATTCTGTATGGAAAGACCTAACTAAGATAATAAAAAAAGAATATATAACACAAGATGGTGAGATTTTAAGAATAGCTATTGCCGGTATTGATACAGGTTATTTCACCCAAATTGCTTATCAATACATCGATTTAGAAATTACAGGAATTAATCTTGTCGGATTAAAGGGTGATAGCGAAGAAAAAAAGAGAAACGTTTCCGCTGATACACCTTGTTTTAAAGAATCACGGGAACGCGTAGGACTTTATTTGGTTCAATCAAATCAAATAAAAGACACATTATCCGAACTTATGAAGTTAAAATATTCAAAAGGGTATAATCAACCTGCTGGATTTATGAATTATCCTAGTCCTTCGGATGGTAAATATGACTATAGATACTTCGAACAGTACGAAGGAGAACAAAGAAAGCCAATCGTTTCGGCTACTGGAATAGAAATAGCCTATATGTGGGAAAAGAAAACCCAACAGTCAAAGAATCACTTTTGGGACTGTCGGGTTTATAATATGGCTTTACGTGATATATTCGTTAAGACCGTTTCAAAATCAATCGGCAAGACTATTACTTGGTTGGAATTTTGCGAATTGATTCAGTAATTAGATTCGTGAATAATCAATATTCTTTTCTTTATAAAATAATTCCGTTTGCTTTTCCGTTAAATCTGATTTAACTTTAATTTCTTTCATAAACACCTTGCATTTATAACAACGATAAACCTGAAATACATTATAAAGAACAACTGGCTTCACTGAGCATTTTTGTTTCTTTATTTTGGGTCTAGCAATAAAAGTACTTTCAACTCTTTTGTGTTTGCATACGTGCTGTTTTAATCTTAACAAAAATCCCATAACGTTTATTTTTTTTCAATTACTTCAATAAAATATTGTTTACCTCCGTTTTTCACAATATGATTGCTGGGAAGTTGGTTATTCTTTATCATCCGAAGTATTGTATCGGTTGATTTTACTACACCACAAATCGGGAAAGCCTGTGCGTACTCTTTCACTGTGTAATTCATAGTTCACTACTAATTTAATGAATGGTCATGTTCGTATTTATCCTGCTTCCCAAAATACACACACTTTTTGTCTTTCCTGAATTTGCCAAAACACATACCTCTTAACAGATGTTTTTCTGTACACTTTTTAGCCAATAGGCATATAGTGCACGGTCTTACACTCTCATTTGTGATTAATTTACACTGAATCTTTACACCGTCAAAGGTGGTCTTTTCGTCTACTGCAATGAATTTTTCTTCTTCCATATTTTTACGTTTTACGTTTTATGTTGCAAATGTATAAAATAATATTTATATGACAATGCAAAAAGTAATATATTTGTCGAAAATAATTTTATGTTCTACGATAACCCTGCTGCGTATATAGGAGCTGCCCCAGATGTGGAAGCGAGGATTAACAGATTAACGGCTGTTATCGAGGCTTTAGAAATGTGCTCATTGAATGCTGCAAGCAATGGTGAGATTTCAGGGTATCAGTTTAACGATGGTCAAAGTCAGATAAACACTACTTACACCTCGATTACTGAGATAACGAAGTCTATCATCATGTATGAGGCTATTCGCGAACGATTAATCAATAGAGCAACAGGACGAGCAACTATTTTAAGGGACGCAAATACATTAGTTAAGAGATATTGGTAATGGGAGTAAAGAGTTATTTTGCAAAAAAATCTGAAGGTAAGGCTGAAAAGGTTGCCACCGCACTTTTTAAGCAGATGGGATTCCCTTATTATAATAATAATGCTCCCATTATCATATCTGAGCCGTACAACGGTGAAAAGAATGCCGGTGAGCTTGGGGCTATTAAAAACTACATACCAGACTTTCAGAGTTTAGCAGGGCGTAGTTGGCAAGCATACACAGAGAGTGAAATAGCACAGTTGATTATACATAACTTCTTATTATGGACAATCGGAACTGGATTAAAATTTAAGTCTGAACCAGAAAAAGAAGTTCTAGTGAATACTGGATTAAATTATAATGATTTCATCCGAGTAACCGAAAGTAGATTTAATTTACATTTAGATAGCAAACGAGCTACTAACACACGACATAAAACATTCCACCAATTAGCATACGAAGCAAAAAAACAGGCTATAGTTGGCGGTGATTGTTTGATTATTTTAGATTACGGAAGACCGGAAGATAAAAATAAGACTGTTTCAGCCCGCGTAATTGATGGATATTACATTAAAACTCCATTAATAGACACAAATCCAGAAACAGGAAATTTTATTTCCAATGGTGTCGAGATAAACAAATATGGTGAGCCAGTCGCTTATCATGTTCTTTTAGACACAATGCAGTACGAACGAGTACCCGCATACACACAAACAGGAACTTTACAGGCTTTTTTAGTATTTGGATTAGAATATAGGGTCGACACTTACAGGGGAATGCCTCTGTTATCTGCTGTACTCGAAACTATGAAGAAATTAGACCGATACAAAGAGGCTACTGTCGGAAGTGCTGAGGAACGAGCTAAAATACCTTGGTTTGTTGAACATCAGAATTTTTCTACAGGCGAAGATCCATTGCAGAAGTTAAAGGTTGCTGCTGGGCATGGGTTAGACCCCGGGACTGAGAAGTTGACTAATAATTTGCTTCAACAAACAGCAGCTAATATAAAGTATACGACTGGTAAAACAACTCTTAATATGCCTATTGGGGCAACATTAAAGAGTCTGGATTCTAAAAACGACCTTTATTTTAACGAGTTCTACAATACTAACTTTGAAATACTTTGCGCTTGTATTGGAATACCACCCGAAGTAGCATTAAATAAGTACACAAGTTCGTTTTCTTCGAGCCGTGGAGCAAATAAGAACTGGGAGCATAAAATTTTATTTGAGCGCGATAAAATTGACATTGAAATTTACCAACCAATGTACAACTACTGGTTGGAAATTGAAATTTACACCGGAAAGATAAAAGCACCCGGTTATTTGGTTGCTAAAAATACGGATGATTATATGCTTATAGAAGCATACCAAAGAGCAAGATTTATAGGAGCTAAAATGCCATTCATCGACCCTCTTAAAGAAGTACAAGCCGCAAGGGCTAAGTTAGGAGACCAAACAACACCTTTAGCAACTTACGAACAAGTAACAGAAGAGTTGAACGGTGGAGACTGGACAACAAACATATACCAATCTGCTTTAGAACGCAAAAAAGCATCAGATTTAGGATTTGCAGACCCAAACCCAACTGAAACAATATCAGAAACAGCATCAGTATAATGAATGAAATTCTTTTATATACAGCTATTACGGCAGAGACAGCCGCTAATTTTATCCAAAATCTGAACTGGATAGGGGAAGACCAAGTCTATTCGGCTCGTTTATATTGTCCCGGTGGGGATGTTCAAGCAGCTTGGGGAATGTGGGCAAAAATGAACGAACTTAAAGCAAAAGGCTGTCACTCTATCGGAAAAGTTGATGGAATGGCAGCAAGCATGGGGGGTTACATCCTTTGCGCATTTGATGAAAGAGAGGCTTTATCCGTTTCGTCGATTATGATTCACAGGGCTGAAATGGTAGAGGACGAAGAAAATCCTCTTACACCGGAAGACCTTGCGCAATTAGCAAAAATAAATTCAGATTTAAAAGCTCGTTTAACTGCTATCGTTGACGATAAAAAATTACTAGCATTAAAAGGCATTTCTATTGACGATTTGTTTAGCAAAAAAGAACGAATTAACTGTTGGCTTACGGCTCAGGAAGCTGAGCAAATTGGTTTAGTTACAAAAGTTATTCCTATTGATAGTTCAAATTCAAACACAATTGCAAAAGCAGTTGCATCTTTATATAAAGCCCCGGCGGCTACAGCCGAAAACACAAATAATAAAAAAATGACAAAGGACGAATTTAAAGAAAAAAATCCGGAAGCAGCTAAAGAAATGTGCAAGGAGGCTGTTGAAGCTTATAAAGCCGAGCTAAAAGAAAAAGCAAAAGCCAAGGCTAAAGCATCCGAAGACGATCCAGACGAAGATGGTGACTCTGATCCTGTAACTGACACTGATCATGATGGTGGTGGTAAAAATGCTAAAAAAGCAAAAGCCGAATCAAAAGTTATCGCGATGGCTGTTGAACAAGTTTTAGCATCAATGGGAATCGAAAAAGTAACTGCATCCGCTACCGCTCAAACTGCAACTGCAACAGCGAAAGCCTCCGCAGAAGCCGAAGCAAGTAAAAAAACTGCTCAGGAAGAAGAAATCGCTTTGACCAAACAGCTTATTGAAGCTACTAAAAAAAGTGACTCAAAAGCAATTGCTGAAATTCAATCAAAACTTTATAAATAATGAGTATCATCAACACGGTGACTAATACTGGAAGCCAGTTAACCACCAATTATGATTTAACCAAGATTTTTCTTGGCGCAAACAGATACAGAACAGGGTCTTTCAAAAATACAACTGGATCAACTTTGGTAGTTCCTGCTGGAACGCTTCTTGCAAAGGTACAAGCTATTGCAGTTGACACCGCTAATGTAGTTGGTTATCTTAGATTATTTGATTCTACAAATACAGAAGGTGGCAAAATTGCTGTTGGCATTTTGAATCAAGACCTTTCTATTGCTGCTGGATCTACCGTTACTAACGTGAACTATTGTGTTGCTGGTGATTTTGACAATTCAAAATTGATCTTTCAAGGGTCTGACACTTTGGATACTGTTGTAGCTGGTAAAGCTATTCGTGAGATTATAACTGCCGAAACTACATTGATCGGTATAAGTTCAACACAAATGTCGGGTTACGACAATCAAT